TCATCCCAAGTAAACTGTTTGCTGTTTGCAGGCACTGGAATCTCAAAGTCTTTTCATCCATTGTTATCACCTCCTTTCGGTTTAGCCTCTGCTTCAAACTCTGGAATTTTTTCTCACTATCGCTATGGACCTGTTGATATTTCGTACCGTCAGCGCGAACTCTTGTGCAAGTTCGCGCTGGTTAGCACCAGTAAAACGCCGGTAAATGAGGCGGTACTTCGCATTGATTAGATCCTGGCATCCCCTGGGAACAAAGAAGGTTGAGCCACCATGGATGAATTGAAACCTGCCCATGGCCGACTCAGCGCGTTTGCGGGCAACGTCGGGGGTGTCCCCAAAATCCTCAATAAACCCCTGGGTAATATCAGTAACCAGCACTTCCATCCTTGGGGTAAACTTGCCCCATTTCTCAGTGCCAGCGTTCATTCTCGTATCCAGGTAATCATTCCGCGCTTCCAGTCGATCACCATCGGCAACTGAGATAGAAAGTCCATACCCAGTAGTCCATCAACATGCCCCCCGCCTGCATACTCCATAACATTTACCGGCATGCGTTTGGTTAGGACATCAGCGGTCACATCCATGGTTACAGTCTGGTATCTCACAACGCTGCCGTCTGCCATTTCCGCCAGGCCGTTTGCGGTGCCCTCCTTGATGCCGTCTTTGATGCCGAGTCGAACGGCAAGTAGGATGCCGATCGTAGTACGGGTCGCGCCAGTGTCAATTGCCATGATCGCCTGAACGCTTCGCCCCTGGTAGGTGAGGGTTACCGGAACTACGATGGTATCAGCCGCGAAGGAGACAGCGGGAACAAGTAGCAGTAGGATCGCCAGTATCGTTTTCAAAATTGCCTCGTTACTGTCGGGTGGAATTCAACCGGGATGATTAGGGTATCAACACCGTCAACTGCTATGTACAGACTCCCTTGCCAACCGGTCATCCATAGCGTCTGATCTGCGGGGATATGCAGGGTCAGTACGCCTGCGGCAATATCAACAGTTGCTGCGAGGGTACAAGTGACACCTGAAATCGTTCCGCCATAGAAACACGTGTAATCGGTCTCGGTCGAGGTTGCCGCGTAGTAGTCCCCAGTAGTGGGGTTTGTGCAGAATGATCCGCGCAGCGTGTCTCCGTCGGAACAGAAATATCCCGGTGTTGCTGCATAATCGCCGGTTACAGGCACCATATCCATACTGTCATACGGGCCTATCGGCTTGCTTGGGGCAAATTGTACCGTGATTGTACTGCCGGTGAAATCGACCGGCACGCTGACGGGGTTAGCCTGACTCATCGGGGTGATCAATTGCTGCCAATCGGATCCAGCTTGAATGTAAAACCCAGCAGGGGACCATGTGTTAATCAAGGTGTCGCTCGATTGAAACGGGTCCGAGTCAAACGGGACGGATATTTCCGGCTGGTTGGTGTTGACCAGGATCTCGCTGGCAAAAGACAACCCGCACGGCATCAATATCAGTAGTATGAAAGCCAGTAATCGAGTCATGGTGTCACCGGTGCGCTGTCTGTTACTTTGCCGCTCATCAAGTAGGATCGTTTCCCGCTTGAATAAGCGACCTGTAGCAAATCCCATACGCCGGATGTGCCGGATAGCGCTGTTGTTTGAGCAGATGATAATGTCACTTTCAGTTTACCTGTTGGGGCGTCAACGATCGCCGTGCTGTACGTGGCAAACAGAGTGCCTAGTGGAGTGGATCTGTACTGAGCTGCATATTGATAGCCGGTAATATCGTCTGCTATTCCCATAGAATCTACGATCTTTAAGAACAGTTCGTAATCGGTCCCTGCCACCATGTAGATATCAAATTGTTTGGGTGAATCGTTCTGTGCCGGCGGCGGGTAAAGAGCTAACAGGCCGTTGATCTCCGTCTGCCGATTGGTGGAATAGGTGGAAAACTTCGGAGATCCGACAACGCTAGCCGCATACGATTTTCCAGTAATCGTTGTAAGTAAGACGAATCCGATTATCCAATAGACAATGCTTCGCATGCTCCGTTCCTCCATAAATAAAATTTGCCGTCATTTGGTAAAGCTGCGAATGGGTTTGTAGTTGCATCCGGTAGGACGACGAGCCCCCCAGTTGTTGCAGACTTTCCAACGGCTTTACCGGAGACCGTCCCCTCCGGAAGTACCGAATCAATATTTTTGCCAAATGCAATCCGGTCCTCTGCCATACTTCCTACTGAGTCAGCAACGGAACCCCCTGTTATCTGCCCGTCTACCGTCAACGACCCAGCAATATCCACGTCTCCGGACACTGACATGCCGCTTTTTACAGCCATGCCACCGCTCACAGACATATCGCCGTCATGTGACCACGTTCCAGCGGTGCTGACTGCCCCGTCGCCACTCAGGGTGATTGTCGCGCCGTTCCCGTCTGAAAAATCTACCGTGCCGTCATTGGTCAGCTTGAACGATGCACCCGAAGCATGCACCAACCAGAACTCACCCTGAGGAACCGACAGAGGCCGTTCAACATCATTGAAGAATCCAGGCAATATGAAGGCCGCGTCAAGCTTGCCCTCTCTGGGAACAACCGCGACAGCTACACCGGGACCAGGAGGACAGAACATGCCCCAGCTATTTCCTACCCAGGGGGAAAGGATCGGCAACCAGCCTGTTATCTCCTCACTTGGTTGTAAAAGAACTGTGCAGCTGTATGTATCCGGGTTGTAGCTCTGGATCGTCCCGACTTTCGTCTGATCGATGCCGTTCATAACCCCGAGGGCTTGCTGTCGCATATGATTGAGCATGTGGCCCATCATGCCAACACCACCGATTCAACCGAATGATTCTTGCCGCGCAGGCTCATCTTGTAGCCGTTCTCAAAGTCAAACGACCTGATGATTGATTCCAGGTAATACACCTGTGCAAACCGATTGCCGTTGTAGGTCCATTTCACCGGTTGGAACGGGTCAAGCGTCGGGTCTCCCGGCATATCGTCTACTGAGAAGCGCACTTCATGTCTGCTGATTTGGTCAAGGTACGCGTCTGCTTTTGCCTGAGCCTCAACCGGGGTCAGATTCGGAATAACATAGGTGTAAACCTGTTCCTGCCCGATCGCTGGTGAGTTCTTTTTCAATACCGGGTCTTTTAAATGGTGCATTATGGCCGTTTTGGTAAAGCCCTTCTTGTTCTTGTCGTTCCAGCTCCGTACATGAACGATAATCCCGCGAGCCATCGTCAGCGTCCGGGAAAAACAGAGAGTTGGTGACGGCCCGTTGACAATCCTTTGCGAATCGTCAAGCGTCAGTACCCGTGCTGCTGATTCGGGCGGCAACGGTATGAAGTTCAGTGTTTTACCGGAAACATAAACGATGAACTGCTCTTGGTGCGCCAGGTAACACAGGATGTCCCATGCGGACTTCTCGACCTTCATGCTGACATGATCGAAATCGTAGTACGTCCCGATCTTCGCGGTCGTTCGCGTCACATTCGATGTGAGCCCGTACGTTGCGGCGTATGACTTCGCTACATCCGAAGCGGTAACATTCCGGCTTGGTGGCGCCACTTTCGTATCGATCAGCTTTGAGGTGTAATCCCTGCCGGTGATCCGCACGGAATGCTGAATCGGGTCAACCTCGATGGTATCAACTGCTCCCTGAAGGCGTTGTGACAAGTTGGCGATAGAGAAGTTCTGAGGGTCTTTCACGTTCGTGGCATCGTAGATGATTACATCCATGACAGCCGTTTCCGACCACCAGGCAACCTGTGCTTTGTTCAATGGCAAACGCACGGTGAACGTATCGGCCTGGTAGTAGCCGTTGTTGTTCGTCTCCCAGGAGACGAAGGGCATTTGCCCGCCATTGATGGCTACAATGCTGCGTGGCTGTCTTAGCTCACTCATGGCGTCACCGTGAATGACAGGAACTGAAGACCGCCAGTGTCTTGATCTGTGTATTGGATATTCGCGGTAACTTCACCGCCGGCCGTGCTGAACGTAACGGAGGGGGATGTTGCGCCCTGCTCAAGTTGGACCTGTGAATTGATCAGCCCCTCGATGATCTGCAGGTTATTGTCAATGTCCCCGATGTACTGCATGACTCCGGCGCCGTAGGTTGGATGCCATAGGTAATCACCTGGGTTCGTCAGTATCCTGCGCAATATCCGCTGCTGTCTCTGCGTGGCGTTGCTGGCTGTTACCAGGTCGTTTTGACTTGTAAGACTGACGTCTGCACCTATCCAGTGA